AGATCTCACCGTTCACAGTCAAATCGTGGGTTGAGCGCGGTCAACTGCGCCCCGTGCGACCCGGAGCCAAGCCGCTACTGTTCCGCGAGCGCGACGTGTTGGAGTGCCACCGAGCTCGGATGACCAAGGCGCTGCACGCGCGTCTCGACACGCTCTGGGCCGAGATACTTGCCGATCTGGCTCAGTCTGCCTAACATGGGGGTGAAGAGTCACGCCCACTTTCGAGGCAGTGGCTCTTTCGCATGTACTCCCTCGCTCTGTCGCCGGCCTGACACCAGCACCCAAACGGACCACGGTCAGCACACCCGACATCGCGAGGGTCCATCTTCGGGAGGCAGCCATGACGCTGACCGACCCGAGACTGCACGACGCATGGAAGCAGCGCCGCGTGGCACTAGACAAGCTGGCCTGCCTTCGCGTCTACCGGGCGTCGATCTGTGGATGTCTGCGATGCAACGACCTAGACAGGGCCGAGGAACTTGACGCCTTGATCGCTCGATGCGTCGAGGCAGTGGATGAGCTGACTGACGCCATCACAGACGGGGTGCTGGTCAGTGGCTAGACCAGCCGACAACAGGCCGAGACGATGAGCGCGGGCAGAAGCGGTCACGCATGGCGCCAAGCCAAGGCCCGGGTCAAACGCAGTGGTGGACCATGCTGGATTTGCGGCCAGCTAATTGACTACGAACTCAAGACTCCCGACCCTGGATCGTTCGAGGTCGACCACAAGGTCTCACTCAAGGCCGGTGGCGACCCGCTCGACATGCACAACTTGGCTGCCTCGCACAGGTCATGCAACAGAGCGAAGTCGGATGGACCGATGCAAGGCACGAAGCAAGTTCCGACATCGAGACGTTGGCTTTGATGGTGGGGGAGACCCCTTCGTCGTCAGGCGCGGATACCTCACGGCATACGTCCGTCTCTCCCCCCGTCTCTCGTTTCCACGTCAGGAGGCACCCATGAGCGCCCCTGTCGGCCTCGTGGCTGCCGCCCTGTCTGGTGATCGGGTGGCGACGTTGTGCGCGTTACGTGACCGGATAGCCACTGAGATCGAGACCGCCGAGCAGTCTCGCGACGTCGCCGCGCTGGCTCGGCAGTTGACTCTCATCCTCGGTGAGATTGCGACCTTGGCGCCACCGGCTCAGAAGAAGGGAACCCCACTCGATGAGCTCAAAGCTCGCCGCGCGGCTCGGGGTCCAGCGGCCAAGGGTAAGAGTCGCCCCGCCAAGTCGGCGGTCTGACGGCGACCTTGCTGCGTTCCTGTCGTCGTCCTATGGGCTGATCCCCGATGACTGGCAATCGCTAGTCCTCGATGACTGGCTGGCACTTCGCGCCGATGGCCGCTGGGCATCACTGACCTGCGGTCTTGCCGTCCCTCGGCAGAACGGCAAGAACGGCATCATCGAGATGCGCGAGCTGTACGGCATGGTCGAGCTCGGCGAGAAGTTCCTGCATACCGCCCATGAGGTGAAGACCGCGCGTAAGGCGTTCATCCGCCTGTGTTCGTTCTTCGAGAACACCCGGAAGTACCCCGAGCTTGCCGCGCTTGTTCAGGACATTCGCAAGACGAATGGGCAAGAGGCCATCGTCTTGACCAACGGCGGGTCGGTCGAGTTCGTAGCCCGATCGAAGGGCTCGGGTCGTGGTTTCACTGTCGACGTCCTGGTCATGGATGAGGCGCAGGAGTTCTCCGAGGAGGCGCTTGAGGCGCTGATGCCGACGACCTCGGCGGCGCCTCTTGGCAATCCGCAGTGGATCATCACCGGCACCCCGCCCGGGCCTACAGCCAATGGCGAGGTGTTCACCAGGACCCGCGACGAGGCGTTGGCCGGTGGCGCGAACCGGATGTGCTGGCACGAATGGTCAGCGGTCGGCAACGACGTCGACCTGGACGACCGTGCCCGCTGGTATCAGGTCAACCCGGCGCTCGGCGGTCGCCTACAGGTGGACGTTGTCGAGGGCGAGCGGTCCCGGTTCTCAGATGACGGCTTCGGGCGGGAACGTCTTGGCATGTGGCAGAAGATCGGGACGGCTGGCGTGATCGAGGCCGAACAGTGGGGGTCGTTGTCTGACCCGAAGAAGCTCGACGGCACCGGCGGCTCTGAGGTTGACCTGCCGATCGCGGTTGCCATTGACGTTTCTCCGATGGGCCGCTCAGCGTCGATCTCCCTAGCTGGCCGCCGCGCTGATGGTTTGTTTCACGTCGAGGTTGTGAAGCACGCGGCCGGGACTGACTGGTTGCTGGATGACCTGACGACTCTGCGGGACACCTTCGAGCCGTGCGCGTTTGTCGCGGACAAGATCGGGTCGTCTGCTGTTCTGCTGGCGCTTGCCGAGGCTGGCTTCGTAATCACACAGACCAACGCCACGCAGATGGCTCAGGCTTGCGCCGGGTTCTTGGACGCGGTGACCAATTCACAGTTGCGTCACATTGACCAGCCATTGCTCAACTCGGCGATCGGTAACGCGCGCAAGCGGACGATCGGTGAGACCGGGTGGGCATGGAACCGCAAGGACACCGCGCAAGACATCACGCCGCTGGTGTCCGTGACTCTCGCATTGTGGGGCTTTGCTCAGTCGGCTGCTGCCCCGAAACCGAAGAAACCGAGCAGAGCCTATGCCTTCTGAGGGGAGTGCAACCGTGACTACTGGCACCCCGAAGTGGTGGCTGCAACGCCTCGATGACGAGCTGACCTTTCGTTTGACTGACATGGCTTCGTACCGGGATCTCGTGGACGACGTTCACCCGTTGCCTGATTCCGCCGAGACGAGCCGCAAATTCATGCGCATGGCCGGGTTGGCGACGACGAACCTGATGGGTTTGGCTGTCGAGGCGACCGCCGAGCGCATCACTGTCGAGGGTGTCCGTATCGGTGATGACCCGGACTCTGACAAGACGTTCTGGGATGACGTTTGGCAGCGCAGCGACTTTGATGCCGGCAGCCAAGAGGCGGTAACTGCGGCGCTGCTCTACGGGCGCTCCTTCGTGTCAGTGTCCCCCCCTGCCGGCGCCGCAACTGCTCGCCTGCACTTCGAGGACCCGCGTCAGGTGGTGCTCGCGTACACCCCTGAGGGCGAGCGTGCTGCCGCACTCAAGGTGTTCACGGATGAGTGGACCGGGACGACGTTTGGGACGCTGTACCTGCCTAACCTGATCGTGAAGATGGTTCAGGAGGGCACGCCCCAGGTCGGCGCGGCCAGTGGTGAGACGCGCTGGATTGCCCGCAACATGGGCAAGGCTGAGCCGGTCATCAAGAACCCGCTTGGTGAGGTCCCGTTCTTCGAGCTCCAGAACCGCCCGCTTGGTTCGATCCGCTCTGAGATCGCGTCCCTGGTCATCCCGCAGCGGCTGCTGAATCAGACGATGTTCAACATCGAGGCCATCGCGGAGTATGGCGCGTTCCGTCAGAAGTGGGCGACTGGCATCGAGGTCCCCCGTGACCCGATCACCGGCAACCCTATTGCACCTTATGAGGCGCACATCGCCAAGCTGTTCGTCAGCGAGGGCGAGGGCGCCCGCTTCGGTGACTTCGGCGCGTCTGATCTCGGGCCGCACATTGAGTTTGCTCGGGAGATCGCGGCGCACATGTCGCGGCTGTCCCGTGTCCCGATTACCTACTTCCTGAGCAACATCAGCAACCTTGGCGGCGACGCTCTGGCGCTGCTGATCTCGGGTCTGGTGTTGAAGTGCCAGCGACGGGTCAAGGGCTATGAGCCCGGGCTTGAGGGCGCGTCACGGTTGGCGCTGCGCTCGATGGGCGACCCCCGCGCAGAGGTTGCGAACATCGAGATGAAGTGGGCCGAGATGGAGACCCGCTCGATGGCTCAGTCCGCCGATGCTGCGGTGAAGCTGACGACGGGTGACAACCCGGTTGTGACTCCGCAGACGGCTCAGGAGAAGTACCTGGGCATGACACAGACCGAGCGTGACCGGGACGATGCTTGGCGCGCTGAAGGTCGCGCGACGTCCAACCTCGACGCGCTCTTGGCTGCCGCTCAGGCTGGGCCTTTGCCTCCGGTTGATGCACAGCCGCCGATCCAATGAGCACTGCCCGCGAGTTGACGCAGATTCATCGCGCCCAGCAGTTGCTCCTCCGTCGCGCCACTGTCGCGCAGATGGCGAAGTTGTGGCCGGCGTTGGACTGGGCACGTCTCGATGCGACCTACCCGGCGTTCGCCGTTCAGGTGGGCCGGCTCGTGCAGGTCAATCGGCAGACCTCGGCTGGGCTGGCAGCTCAGTACTTGCGGGCGTTCCGCAAAGCGCACGGCGTTCCCGGTGAACTCAAGGTTGTGTTCGCGCAGCCGTTGATCGTGGATCAGTTTGCGACTTCGCTGCGCGTCACGTCTGTTGTTGCAGCCAAGGGCGCCGCGTCCCGTGGTGTCCTGGCGGATTTGGCCATGTCGGATGCGTTCACGCAGGCCTCTGGTTCGATGGCGCGGATGGTGCTGGACGGTGGCCGCGAGACGTCTATGGACACGATCAGTGCCGATCCTCGGGCAGCCGGTTGGCAACGTGTTCTTGGTGGTGGTGGGTGCGCGTTCTGTCAGATGCTCGCAGACCGCGGCGCCGTGTATGGCGAGGCTAGTGCGGACTTTGCAGCGCACGACCACTGCGGGTGTAGCGCCGAACCTGTCTATGGCGGCGAAGGCAAGAGCGTCCGCGACTACGTCCCAACAACCCGCAACATCAGCGACGCCGACCGCGCTCGGGTGCGCGCATACCTGGCCGACAACCCGACCGCCAACTAAGCCACCGTCACCGCAACGGAGACGGACGATCCCGAAACGGGAGAGCACCATGTCTGAGGTAACCGAAGAGACGCAGGCCCCCGCAACGGAGACCGGCGAGCAGGAAACGCCCAAGCCCAAGCCGACTGAAACGGTCGAGTTCTGGAAGCAGAAGGCGCGAGAGCAGGAGACGCGGGCCAAGGCAAACGCCTCGGCCGCCGAGAAGCTCGCAGCATTCGAGGATCGCGACAAGACCGAGGCGCAGAAGCTCACAGAGCGCGCCGAGGCAGCCGAGAAGCGTGCAACGGACCTTGAGTCCCGCGCGGTGCGTCTCGAAGTCGCGTCCGAGAAGGGCCTCACCCCAGCGCAGGCGAAACGCCTGGTCGGGACGACCCGCGAAGAGCTCGAAGCGGACGCCGATGACCTGCTCGCAACTTTCCCCAAGCCGGTCGACGGCGAGGTCGTCGTGCCATCTCTGGACCTCGGCACTCGGGGCTCAGCCCCAACAGCACTCAACGGAGACCCGCTTGAGCGGGCACTTCGTAACTCACTCGGCATCGCTTGATGCCTAACCCCAAGGAGTAAGTCATGGCGATTGCCGCCGCAACCACTCTCGGTGGATTCTCGGGGTTCCTCAACCCCGCGCAGTCCGCCCCAATCTTCGACCAGGCACGCCGCATGTCCATCGCGCAGCAGCTCGCCAAGCAGGTTCCGCTTGGCGCCTCGGGTGTCAGCATTCCCGTGACCACCGGCAAGCTCGCCGCTGGGTGGGTCGCTGAGGGTGCAGCCAAGCCTGCATCCTCGGGCACGATGGCGATCAAGACGATCAGCCCGAAGAAGCTGGCTGTCATCGCTGTCGTCTCCGCTGAGGTTGTCCGGTCCAACCCTGGCGGCTACATGCAGGAGATCCAGGCTCAGGTCGGCGAGGCGTTCGCCACGGCGTTCGACTCGGCTGCCTTTCATGGCACCAACACGCCATTCACCACCTTCCTTGACCAGACCGCGAGTTCGGTGGAGTTCAGCGACGCGGCTGGCGCAGGAGGCGCCCTGACGAACGTCTACTCCGACCTGAACGCCGGTCTCCGTCTGCTGGTCGCGGCTGGCAAGAAGCTGACCGGGTTTGCGTTCGACACCCGGTTCGAGCCGGAGCTGAACGACGCGAAGGACACCGCGCTGCGCCCACTGTTCGTGGAGTCTCCCTTCACGGAGGCTGCGGGCCCTGTTCGTCTCGGTCGTCTGCTCGGTCGCCCGGCTGCTCTCGGTGAGGGCGTGTGGGATGCCACGGTCATGTCGCTGGGTTATGGCGGCGACTGGTCTCAGACCGCTTGGGGCACCGTCGGTGGCATCAGCTACGACGTGTCGACGCAGGCCACGGTCACGATCAACGGCGCTCTCGTGTCGCTGTTCGAGAACAACCTGGTCGCGGTGCGCGCCGAGGCTGAGTACGGCTGGCTCGTCAACGACGTCAACGCGTTCGTCAAGTACGTCAACGCGATTGACACTCTCTGATGGCTGATCTGGTTCGGCTTCAGTTCCCCTCGACAGGAGCCGTCATCACGGTCGCTGCGGAGGATGTCGAGGCCATGCAGGGCGCCGGATTCAAGGTCGTTGAGGCCACGAAACCGGCGCGGCCTGTACGCAACAAGTCGCACAAGTAGGAGGTGGCCAGCATGGCAGTGTTCCTGATTGTCGCCGATCTCCAAGTGTTCTCGCCGGACATTGATCTGGTGAAGGCGCAGGGAATGATCGACGACGCGACGGCACTCGCCGTGCTGGCCGCCCCTTGCATCGCTGATGTCACGTTTGCCGACAGCGGCGCCGTGAAGGCGATCCTGCGCGGAGCCATCCTACGATGGAGCGAAGCCGGCACTGGTGCCCTGTCGGCTCAGACGGCTGGCCCGTTCGGGCAGACGTTGGACACTCGCCCGGATCGCAAGGGCATGTTCTGGCCGTCCGAGATCGTGCAGCTGCAAAGCCTGTGCACCTCGGGAAGTTCCTACACTGTGAGCCTGGCCGGGCCTGATCCTGTGCCGGTGCTCTGATGCTCCCCGGCGAGACGGTCATCGTCCTGACGGGCGTTCCGTTGACGGACCCATACTCGGGTGAGACGACCGGGACCTCGTGGACCACGCCGACGCAGGTCAGTGTCGACAACGTCCTGTGTGAGCCGCGCCCGTCCTCCGAGCCCGTGCAGGATGCGCGCAACAGCGTGACGAGCGGATGGACGCTCTACCTGCAAGATGGCCTCCCGGTCGGCGCGACCTTGACCCCAACCAATCGGATCCGCGTCCGGGGCATCGACTATGACGTGCTGGGCGAGGCGTCCGACTGGCGTCTCGGGTCCTGGCGCCCCGGACTCGTCGTTCAGACCTCACGAACGGCCGGCTGATGGCCCGCGTGAAGATCGTCCTGAACCATTCGGGCATAGCCGCTGTGTTGAAGTCCGCCGAGGTCGCTGCTGAACTGCACCGCCGCGCTGAGCGTGCCGCTGCTGCTGCGAGGGCTTCGGCCCCGGTCAAGTCGGGTGCCTACCTCGCGGGCATCGAGGTCGTCGACGAGGTCCACAAGGACCGGGTTGTCTCGCGGGTGTATGCGAAGGCACGGGACTCGATGTTCGTCGAGGCCAACACTGGCAACCTCGCTCGATCGCTTGACGCGGCAGGAGGAGCCTGATGACACTCGGGCAGGCGCTGGCCGACACGCTCAACGACTTCGGCATCAAGGGCTACATCCTCGGATGCGATGCCGACGACCGCGAGATCACAGTCTGGCGGACGGTCCAGTCTCATGACGGTAAGAGCGTGGCCTTTTTCGAGGACCCGGTTACTGGCGAGGTCAACGACGTGTGCCGGGTCTCTGAGACGTTCGACCTGGCGAGTGTGACCCAATGACTGAGGTCACAGAGTTCTCCGACGTCGAACTGTGGGCGACCGGCTACCTTCGTGCCGCACTCGCGCTGCGGGCTGAGGCTTACGCGACCGGCGTGACCGTTGGCACCACCGTTCCCACGACCATCCCGGCCCGGCTTGTCACTGTCCGTCGCGATGGTGGTCCGAAGGTCAACATGCGCCAAGAGGTCGCCCGGCTCGGCGTCAACGTGTGGGCGGCCACTGAGCAGGACGTCACCGACCTGACCCGACTGGTCCGCGCACTGTTCAGCGCCGCAGTGGGCAACGGCTCGGTCAGGAAGGTCAGTGAACTCTCTGGGCCTTCCCCGATCGCCGACACCAAACCTCGACGGTACTTCGTTGTCGAGCTCACCATCGCAGGTTCCGCACTCACCGTCTGAGGAGACACCATGCCCAAGATCACCCTTGCCTACCCGTACACGGGCGCTGACGGCAAGAACCACAGGCCTGACACCACCGTCGATGTTGACGACGCAGAAGCCGCTCGGCTCCTGTACTACGGACTGGCCCGGACACCCGAGCCTGACACCAAGAAAGAGAGCTGATCCTCATGGCGAAGAACCTCGCTGGTGTCCGCGTCTATGGGGACATCCTGTCCGCCGTCTACGCGGCCGCATCCGGCACCACTGGACCCATTGCCCTCGCGGCTGTTGCGGTCGACTACAAGGACATGGGCTGGCTTGGCGAGAACGGTGTTGCGTTCGCCCGCAAAGTCGATGTCAAGAAGTTCAAGGCCCACCAGGGCGCGACGACAGTCAAGACGAAGGTCGTCGGCACCGAGAACTCGTTCAAGTTCCAGTGCATAGAGGAGAACGCCGTTGTTCTCGGACTGATGCACGCGGGTTCGACCGGTGTCACCACGACAGGCGTCACCACGATCACGGTTCCCGGTGGGATGACTGCTGACCCTCGCGCGTGGGTCGTCGACGAGTTCGAGGGCACCGCGATCCAGACCCGGTACATCATCCCGGTTGGCACTGTGGGCGACCGTGGCGAACTCGTCTACAAGTCCGACGACATGACCATCTACGAGTTCACGGTGGACGTCACGGGTGACTTCTCGATCGTCACCAACTCCACGGCGGTTGTCTACCCGATCGCGTGACCCCTCCAACCGAACGCCCCGAGTTCGCAGGCACTCGGGGCGTTCGCCTGCCTGCCGCCTGCTAGGAGCACATCATGACCGCACCAAGCACAGCCAAGAAACCCGCCGACCACGCCGCCAAGGCGGAGGCCAAGGGTGAGGACATCGCCTTCGACCACGACGGGGTCACCTACACCATCGAGCGCGACGTCGTCGACGACGTGGAGATCCTCGAACTGATCGGGGACATGACGACAAACCCGATCCTGTTGCCCAAGGTGGTCAGGACCATGCTCGGCGCAATCCAGTGGGCGGCGTTCAAGGACGCGCACCGCAACGCGAAGGGCCGCGTGCCCTCCGACCAACTGCGTGGCTTGTTCGAGGCCATTGACGACGCAGCGGGAAAATCAGCGCCCTAGCCCTCCTGCTGGCCGATCACGCTGGGGCGATCGAAGCGGACCTGCAACGGTTCTACGGCATTGACCTACGCGACCTGTGGCGCGGCACGTTGACCCCACGGCGGGCCACTGTCCTGATGGCCAACCTGCCCCAAGGAGCGGCCCTGTGGCGGGCGATGGACGTGCCTGGGGCGTGGACTACCGGGGAGCACCTGGCCGCCTCACAGGTGGACGCGCTGGCGGTTGCGAACTGGCAGCGGTCCAAGGCCGGCACTGAGGCGAACAAGGCGCCGAAACCCCTGCCTCGTCCTGGGGTGGATGAGGCGAAGACAACCACTGCGATGAGCAAAGCGGCGGCGTTCCGTGCCCGACAACGAGCGAAGGCTGAGGAGGACTGATGGCTGAAGTTGGCAGCGCATATCTGACCATCATTCCGAGCAGCCGTGGTTTTGGTAAGGCGCTCTCGGGTGGCATCGACCCGCAGATGGGCGCTGCCGGTCGGTCGGCCGGGTCGAAGTTCGGTTCGGGTCTGGGTTCGCGGGCCAAGGGCATTGGTATGGCCTCCGGGATACTCCTGGGTGGCGCGCTCGTCGCGGCTGTCGGTGCCGCTATAGGCGGCATCGGGGCGATCCTCAAGACGGGGTTCGACGAGTCGAAGGACGCGTCGGCAGGCAATGCGCAGTTGGCTGCTGGCATCAAGTCCACAGGCGACGCCGCCGGAGTGTCCGTGAAGGGCCTGAACGCGCTCGCATCCTCGATTCAGGGCTACTCGGGTCAGACCGACGACTCGATACGCCAGACCGAGGCGCTGCTGCTGACGTTCCCGAAGATCAAGAATGCCGGCGTCGACAAGATATTCGATAAGACCACGATCGCTGCTGCTGACATGGCGGCGAGGATGGGCGGGTCTTCCTCAGACTCCGCGATCCGCCTCGGTCGCGCACTGTCCGACCCGGTCAAGGGCGTCTCCGCATTGACCCGTGTCGGCGTGGTCTTCACAAAGAGCCAGAAGGACTCCATCGCTGCGATGGTCAAGCACGGCGACGTCGCAGGCGCCCAGAGCGTCATCCTCAAAGAGTTGCAGACTGAGTTCGGCGGGTCCGCGAAGGCTGCCGGCCAGTCCCTGCCCGGTCAGATGGCGATCGCCAAGCGCTCGTTCGAAGACTTGTCCGAGACCGTCGTGACCGGGCTGCTACCGGCGTTCACGACGACCTTGTCCGGGATCAACTCGTTCATTGGTGGTGTGAGGGCGTCCTTCGAGAAGGGCGGGGTCTCCCAGATTTTCACCGACCTCGGGGCGAAGATCACCGCGGCATGGCCTGGCATTCAGGTGCAGCTGGCCAAGTGGGGAACTGCGCTGTGGTCGTGGATTCAGGCCGCTGTGCCGCCGATGCTCGTCAAAGCCGGCGAGCTGCTGGGCAAGCTCGAGACATGGCTATGGACGGTCGCCTACCCCGCCATCGCGGCGAAACTAGTCGCGTGGGGTAAGGCGTTCGTGGAGTGGATCGCACCCATGATCCCGCCATTCCTGGCCAAACTCGGCGACCTGTTGGTGATCTTCGGCAACTGGATCCTGAACACTGGACTGCCGAAGTTGGGCGCCCAACTGAAGGAGTGGGGCAAGGCGTTTTGGGCGTGGATCCAGCCGATGATCCCACCCGTTCTGCTCGCCCTTGGTGGGTTGCTGGTCAAGCTCGGCTGGTGGCTGCTCAGTGTCGCACTGCCTCAGATCGTCAGCACGCTTATCCAATGGTCCTGGGCGATGGCCCACTGGGTTCCCGCCGCCGCTATTGCCCTGCTCGCCGCTCTTGGCGGGCTCCTGGCCAAACTGGCAGTGTGGTTCGTGACCGTGGCCATTCCCAAGATCGTCGGGTGGTTCGCCGGACTTCCTGCCCGGATCGCGTCCGCAGCCTCGGGCATGTGGGACGGGCTGAAGACGTCGTTCAGGTCCGCGATCAACTGGATCATCAGCAAATGGAACGACTTCCGCCTCACCATCGGCGGCGGGACGTTCCTCGGTCAGACCCTCCCCAAGGTCACCCTGGACACCCCGAACATTCCCCTCCTGGCCGCTGGCGGGATCGTCCCCGCAACCCCTGGCGGGCGGCTCGTCCGGGTGGCTGAGGGCGGGCAGGACGAGGCTATCGTGCCGCTTCCCAAGGGTGGCGGTGGCCTCGGTGGCGACACGTTCAACATCTACGAGGCGGTGTCTGCTGAGGCGACCGCGATGCAGGTCAGCCGTCGTCAAGCCGCGCTGGGGGCCGTCTGATGGAGAAGCTGACGATCGGCCCGCTGGCCCTGACCTCGACCGAGGCGTCCGGCGTGGAGTGGCTGCTGACCGGGTTTAAGGGCTGGGGTGCCCCCGGTGGCACCCTGACCCAGACCCAGAAGACCCGGCAGCGTGGTGCGTGGTCTGGGCGTTCTGACGCGCAGGCCCGCCCGATGGTCGCCACTGGTGCGTGTTTCGCACCCGACGCGACCCTTGCCTCTGATGCGCTGGATCGTCTCATCGCCGCGTGCTCGTTGGATGAGACGCTGTTGACGGTCGCTGAGCCTGCCCGGTCCCGGTGGTGCATGGCCCGCCGTGACGGCGAGGTCATCCCGTCGTGGCTGGGCGACGACTGTTTCGAGTACAGCGTGCAGTTCGCCGCCGATGACCCCCGCAAGCTGGGCGCGCCCCTGACGGGTTCCACTGGCCTGCCCGCGTCGTCGGGTGGGTTCACGTTCCCGCACGTGTTCCCGTTCGCGATCAACTCCACCGTCGTCTCAGGTCAGGTCAACTTGACCAACCCCGGCAACGAAACCGGGCCTGTGACCCTGCGGATCGACGGTCCAGTCGTTGGTCCTGCCGTGGCCCACACGGCTGGTGGGCGCTCTCAGGTGATCTCGCTGACAGGGCTGACCCTGCTGGCTGGTGAGTTCCTGACGATCAACACCGAGTCGATGGAGGTGTTGGCGAACGGTCAGGTGACGCGCGCCAACTGGCTGACCGCGAGGCAGAAGTCGGGCTTCGAGTCCGGCGCGAACACGTGGTCTCTGTCGGCGGCGTCGGGCACCACAGGTTCTCTCACCGTGACGGCGACAGCCGCAGACGCATGACCTACTTCAAGGAGTCCTGATGGCAATCGTTGTCTACCCGGTTGATGCTGTCACTGGTGCACCGTCCTACACGGGCAGGCTGGCGCGTCAGACGATGTCGCCGCTGCTGGCTGGTGCGACCGCCGCCCGTCCGCTCGGGGCGCGTTCTGGGGTCCGTCCTGGCACGTCTGCGACCACAGTCACAGCCACCTCGACCACTTGGACGATGGACCTGCACGCGGGCATCCTCGACCTTGAGACTTCCGGGCTGGTCGGCCCCTACGCCTACGCGGTGAACACGGCGCAGACGGGCGCTGTCACTGCCGCTGATGCGACCCGTCCCCGCATCGACCTCGTCTGGGTGCGCCTTGACGACCCGGCCGAGAGCGATGGCAGCGCGGTCCCTGCCGTCGTGGCTGGGTACACGGCGGGCGCCCCACTGGCGTCACCTGTGGCCCCGGCGACCCCGGCCCGGTGCATGGTCCTGGTCACCATCCAAGTCCCCATGTCTGGTGGTGGCTCCCCGACCGTGATCTGGGTCGCCCCGTACACGGTCGCGGCTGGCGCTCCAACTCCGGTCTGGTCGCAGGCCGACCGTGACGCCAAGTTCCCCACGCCCTACGACGGCCTTGAGGTCTACCGCCTCGACCTGCACACCAAAGAGTTCTACAACAGTGCCGCGTGGCATTTCGCGAACTGGTATCAGCCGTGGGGTCTTCAGGCTTACGTCACCTTAGTTACCAATTCAGGAGCAAGTGGCGGAACTGTGACAGTCCTGACAACGGGGGCGTTCACTGCTGTCGGCAACCGTCGTCTCAAGGTCACCGCCTCGTGTTCCTCTGCGACGCAAGTCGGTGTTGGCGCTTCTCAGATACAGATATGGAATGCAGGGGCGATACAGACGCTCACCATCACCAGTGCTGCCGTCGCGGGCGGACCCGGTGGGTACTGCTCCATCATCGACACCCCCGCTGCCGGGTCGATCACCTATAACCTGAAAACCTACACCCCTGCGACCAGCATCCAGTTGCTCGCCGGCGCGGCGAACCCAACCCTGCTCATGGTGGAGGACATCGGCCCGAACGGTGTCGCGGTGTGACCCTGTCCTGGCTGTCTGTCGACGCCCGCACGGGCGGAGTCTTGGCTGACCTGCCGGACCTCGACTGCCCCAAGGTGAGCCGCTCCATCTGCCGGTACGACTCCACCACGGCCACACTGCCGGTCCCGACCGCACCAGAGGGTTGGGAGTTGGCCACGCGCCCCGGTGGCGCCGTCATGATCCTGCTGTCCGACGACCTGCCCATCTGGGGCGGCATGGTCACGCAAAGGACCCGCGGCTCAGGTGACAGCATTCCGTTGGCACTCGCAACCACCGAGGCATACTTCGACAGGCGCTTCGTGGGCAACGAGACCTACGTGGGCGTGGGCCAGAACGCGATCGTGGCCGACCTTGTGACCAAGTACGTCGCCACAGGTCCGCTCGGCGGCATCCCCATCCGTGTCGTGCAGGTCGGCGGCGCTGGCACTCTGCGAGATCGGACCTACACCGACGAGTCCGACAAGACTGTCTACTCATGCCTCACCGAACTCGCGGGGGTCGACGGCGGCCCGCAGTGGGCGGTCGAGTGGGAGCATCAGTCTTCGCCCGAGCGCTATACGCCGGTCCTTTACGTTGGTTCACGCATCGGGGCTGCCGTCATGGCTGGCATGGCACCTACTGCGACGTTCGACATCCCCGGCTGCGTCACCGATGTGACCTACGTCGAGGACTACTCAGGTTCGGGTCGAGCTGCGAATGTCGTCACCGCGTCGACAACGGGTGATGGCACGACCCGTCTCGTGTCTCCCGTTCAGGTGGCAGCCGATGACGGGCGGCCTTCGTATCAGTGGCGGTTCACGCCGACGACTTCGATCACAGAGGTCGACACGCTTACGAGCCACGCCGTCCGGATGCTGGCAACCATCGCGCCCGGCTCGATCGCGATCGCTCTTTCGGCTGCTGTCGATGCTGCCCCAAAACTTGGCGCCGAGTGGGTGCTCGGTGACGACGTGGGCTTCATCATCGGTGGGCTCGATAGTCAGGGCGCGGATACCGTGCCTGCGTTCCGTGGCGGACTGTCAGGCGTGGCAAGGTGTTTCGGCTGGGAACTCACTCTGGGGAACACGCAGATCGTGACGCCGATACTTGTGCAAGGAGCCTGACTATGGGCCTAAACGACGCTGGTGTACCGGGCCGCAACCTGCCCGCCGGCGAAGATCACGTCATGCGGCGTCTCGCGGATTTGGAGCGCGCCTACCGTGAGCTGGTTGCGTCGACTGCGGTGCGGCCGGGCTCGCTGGGCAACGACGCGCTGACCAGCCCGGTCGTGCCGCAGGCCATCAGTGGTGAGGTTGACAACTTCGGTCTCACAGTGGCTGGTGCAGCCATCATCGCTCTCCCGTTCACCATTCCTGCCGGTGTAACGAAAGCCTGCTTCCTTGTCACGTTTGAACTGTTGGTGCGCAACAGCAGAGCAGTAGCTGACCAAGAAGGCGCAACTACGGAGATCGATTTCGGCGGTACTCCTAGCATGGCGTACCTAGGCAACATACTCAGAACGGTCGCAGCGGGTCAGTGGCCCAACGAGCCTGACATTGTGTCTGATGCCTACACCGCGACGGGTCTTACCCCTGGCGGCACGCTCACCGTTCAGGTCTATGCCAATTCTCTGGGTGCCAACTGGGCCGCTAGCAGCGGGAACTATGTCAAACTTCGGGGCTTCATTCTGTGGTTCCGTTAGCCGCTTCAGCGGCGTTCGCACTACTGAACGCGCAACCTCTGACCGGCATGGATGCGTGTTGAGCGCAGGTGGTTGAGCCGCATGATCTTGCGGTACTGCTGTCCCGAGTGGGCGCCGGGTCCGTAGGCGTTGACGGCGATGCGCCACAACGTGTCGCCCTTGCGAACTGTCACAACCTTGACTCGGGCAGCCTTGGCCGGGACGACGAGAGCCGAGCCAGCACCAGAGGCTCTAGCCGGGGACGTGACCACGATCTTGACGCAACTGTTGTAGTTGTAGTTGTCGAGACCAATACCGCCACGCCAACCCGGGGACGTGCCTGCGGGGCAGTCCAGCCACATCAACTGCGGGACACCCTCAGCGCCAACGCAACTGGTCGGAGTGCCCGTCGAATCCGGGAATCCGGGAGCAAGGCCAGCGTCACAGTGGAACGGCGCGGGTGCCGCAGATGCGGGAACCGCCGCACCTACGCCGACGCCAGTGAATGCAGTCAGCGCGAGGCCGACCAGGGCTTTCCTTACGACTGTGTTCATGACGTCTCTTCCTTGGTGCTCTCGGTTTTCACGTAGGACTCTAGCGCCGTCCGGACGACCTCGGAGAGGTATTCGTCCCGCTCGTCCGCGATGGCTTGCAGTGCCTCCCAGAGCTTGTCTGGGGCACGGAATTCTCTTGGAGTCATGGGTTTTCTTGGAGTCATGCCCTGACCGTAGCACAACTGTCATACGTTTGTAAGGCGTATGACCCGACGAGTTCCCCCCCGACCCCGCCGCCGCAATCCGGGCGACGACGGGGACCGAGCATCAACCCCCAACAGAAGGGCTGACAATGACCGATCCTACCGAGCCGCGCCTAGCAGAGGCGGTGCCAGTCACCCTCATGCGCATCCAAGGCATGGTCGGCGGTGTCGCCAAAGACATCGCGCACCTCACCGAGACGATGACCGACCTCCGGACAGAGGTGACCGAGCACCGAGGCGAGCTCGGCATCATCAAGTCCCAGGTCCAGCAGCTCCAGTCAGATCAAAGGGCTGCCGAGAAGGGCGTGAAGGACGCAGACAAGGCGCGAGAGGAAACAGCCTCGGCGCTGGAGAAGCAGACCGCCGACCAGGTGGCCAAGGCCAAGGACGCTGTGGACTCGGCCACACGCCAATCCGCGACCATCTGGGCGCCCTACACCAAGTTGTTCGCGATCGGCGCCGCCATCCTGGTCGCGCTCAACATCTGGCAAGCACTGACGGGGAACTGACATGACATTCATCACCCGCGCCCAATGGGGTGCTCGAGCACCCGAATCCAACGGCAACACCATCGCAGCCCACCCGCTCGGGGTCGCCGTCCACTACTCCGCAGCCAACCTCGGATCGTTCCCAGATTCCGAGTGTGACGACAAGGTCCGCGGCATCCAGAACTACCACATCGACCACAACGGCTGGGCCGACATCGCCTACAGCTTCCTCGTCTGCCCTCACGGCAACATCTTCGAGGGACGCGGCACCGGCAAGGGCTCGGCAGCGAACGGCACCACGGTGGGCAACCTCAACTGGTACGCCGTGTGCGGCCTCGGTGGACCGAAGGACACTCCCAGCGCCCTGATGCTCACAGCCTTCGGTGACGCCATCAGCTTGTGTCGCAAAGCCGGCGCCGGAGCTCGGGTCATCGGGCACCGTGACCTGATCGCCACCGCCTGCCCCGGAACCGCGCTGTACGCCTACGTCACGGCCGGACGCTGGAACGGTGTGCTCGTCGCAGTGAAGGTCGCTGTAGTGACTGCGGTGAAAGCCGTCGTAAAGAAGGTCGCTCCCAAGCCCGCCCGCAACATCCCCATGACCAAGGCCATCCAGAGGGCCGTCCACGTCACCGCTGACGGCATGTGGGGCAACGGCACCCAGGTCGCAGCGACCGCCGTCATCCGCCGCACCCTGACCAACGTCCGATACCTACAGGCTCGCGTCGGCACCAAGGTTGACGGCGCGTGGGGACCACAGTCACAGGCCGCATGGCTGGTCACGGTCAAGCGCATCCAGTCCGCCATCAGGGTCACCGCTGACGGCGCGTGGGGACCGATCTCAAGCCGCGCGTGGGCTCACGCCGTGGCCAACAATCTCAACAAGTTCTAGGAGATCTCCATGAAGATCAACGCCTACGCCAAAGCCATCGTCGGGTCCGTCATCGCCGGCCTCGGTTCCCTCCAGCTCGCACTCATGGACGCCGTCATCAGCGGCGCCGAATGGGTCACGGTCGCGTCCGTGACGTTGGCCGCGTTCGCCCTGGTCTGGGCCGTGCCCAACGCCTCGACACCCGAGCCCGTCGTGGTCAACAACACGTACAACACCCCGCCCGTCGCGTAGCCATGCCTGCCCGTCACAGTCGCGGGTACGACGCCGCACGCGCCCGCCTGCTCGCCTCGAGATTCGTCCGCGACGACCGGCCGCGGATCAAAGTTCGCATCGACCCGCTCATCCACCGCTCCCTGCTCGCGCTCGCGGTCGGGGTCGCCCTGATCCTGCTGGGCATCGCACTCGCACCACCCGCCTGACCCTCACCAAAGGAGCCCGTCATGCCTCGACACATCCATGTGCTCATCCCGACCAAGAAGAATGTGCGTACCGCCCTCTGGCACGCCGCCTACTGCCGCTGGTACGACTCCCGCGAGGCAGGCAGGCTGGGCAGCGCGAGAGCGTGGGGCCGCATCGCTGATCTCCTCTGCCCCTAACCCGAGGGAGGCCTACTAAGGGTAGGAAAACCTAAGTAGGCCTCCGTCCGATCACCACCCGCCTGACCCCGCCTCCCGTGTCTGAGACGGGAGGAACGAACGCCCCTCGCTTCGGCGGGGGGCGCTTTCGTGCGTCCGGGCGTGTGTACATATACACACTTCGGCCACCATGTACACGTCCAGACGACTAGAGACGATCACGCTAAACACCCTCTGACCTGCGGTTTTACCCGTTTCCGCAGGTCAGAGCCTACCCCGTAAACGGGTTCAAAACCCGTCACTCACCCAAGAGAGCCGCAGGTCAGAGTACGTT